GGCCTGCGAGCCGAGCGGCCGAATCCCCAAAAAGATCAAGATGGCTGTGACCGCGGCATCCTGATCTATCCCGACGGAAGGATCGAGGTCTATGAGCCGAGCGGAATGTTCGAACTGCGCCCCGAATATTACGCGGCCGGGTCGGGACGCGATCTTGCGCTTGGTGCATTCTATGCCGGCGCCGATGCAGAGACGGCGGTGCGCGCGGCAATTCATCACGATTGCTACTGTGCGGGAGACGTATTCGTGTTGCGCCATTGAGCGACAATCGTCCGTCCGCGCGCAAGAGAGGTTATACGCGGCAATGGGAAAGAGCGCGTCGACTTTTCCTGCGCGAAAATCCCCTCTGCGTCAATGCAGGCAAGCCGGGATGCAAAATCGCCGCCACGCAGGTCGATCACATCGTACCCCACAGAGGGGATAAGCGCCTGTTCTGGGATCGCCGCAATTGGCAACCGTTATGCGCATCCTGTCACTCGCGCAAGACGAATGCCGAGCGTATGTCCTCTCAGGCCTTCACCTCGGACGGTCAACCCCTCGATCCGAAGCACCACTGGCACAAATCCGGCTGAGGTAGACATATGGCGGATACCCCCCCCTACGCCCAGTGTCACGCGGCGGGACCGGCGGGGGCGGCCGCAGCTCAGCTAAACGTCCACAATTTCGATTGCACAGGAAAACATGGGAGCGCGAGGCAGGAAGAGTGCAGCATCTCTTGAGATCGTGACGGCGTCGAATGTCGAGCGGTATGCGCGCCCCTTGCCGCCGCCGGAATTGGACGAAGAACAGGCGGCTGTGTGGCGGGTTGTCGTCGATCGCTTGCCTGCGGACTGGTTCCCGGCTGAGACGTTTCCTTTGCTCGCTGCCTATTGTCGACATGCGGTGGCTGCTCGCCGCATTGCGGAATTGATACGAGATGCCGAGCGGGACGGTGAGTTCTCGGTTTCCGATTATGATCGGCTGCTCAAGATGCAGGAAAGAGAGAGCAGGGCGCTGGCGTCGCTCGCCGTGAAGATGAGGATATCGCAGAGCACGGCCTATGACAGGTTCAAGAAACGCGAGTCGGGGACGCGGAAACCGTGGCAGGGCTGAACGGAACATAGAATGGATTGAGTCGTATTGCCGCGTTCCTGAGGGCAAGGACGTAGGCAAACCGCTGATCCTGCGTGATTGGCAGCGGAGAGAGATCGAGCGGATATACGACAATCCGCACGGGACGCGACGTGCGATCATCTCGCTAGGGCGGAAGAACGGCAAGTCGAGTTTCGCGGCGGCGTTGCTGTTGCTCCATTTGTGCGGCCCCGAGGCGCGCGCGAATTCGCAGCTGAATAGCTCGGCCATGTCGCGCGATCAGGCAGCATTGTTGTTTGGGCTCGCCGCGAAAATGGCGAGGCTGAATCCCGACCTGGCGCGCGTGCTGGTGATCAGGGATTCGCTGAAGCAGATACTCTGCCCCGAGCTCGGGACGTTGTACGCGGCCCTATCTGCCGATGCGTCCACGAATCTCGGTCGCTCGCCGGCGTTCATCGTGCACGATGAATTGGGGCAAGTTCGCGGGCCGAGACATCCTCTGTACGACGCCTTGGAGACGGCGGTCGGCGCGCACGAGTCTCCGCTCTCGATTATTATTTCGACGCAGGCCGCGACAGATAACGATCTGTTGTCGATCTTGATCGATGACGCGCTGAGCGGAAGAGACCCGCGTGTCATCGTCAGCTTATACGTGGCGCCCGACGATCTCGATCCGTTCAGTGTGGAGGCGATACGGGCCGCAAATCCTGCGTTTGGCGATTTTCTCAACGCCGACGAGGCGCGCGCGATGGCCGAGGATGCGCGCAATATGCCGGCGCGCGAAGCTGAGTACCGCAATCTTGTGCTCAATCAGCGTGTGGAAGCGGCATCGCCGTTCATCTCGCGTAAGGTGTGGGCGGAAAATGGCGAAACACCGTCACCGCACGGGTTTTGCTTTGGCGGTCTCGATCTCTCCGAGGTGAACGATCTCACCGCACTGGTGCTCGTTTCGCCGCGTGATGGCAAATTTGATGTAGAGCCGACCTTCTGGCTTCCCGAGGAGGGGCTCGCGGAACGCGCTCGGAAAGATCGAGTGCCGTACGACATTTGGGCGCGCGACGGATTTCTCCGCACGACGCCGGGCAAGTCTATCGAGTACGAATTCGTTGCGCGCTACCTCGCCGAACTGTTCCGTAGGCGCGATATACGCAAGATCGCGTTCGACCGGTACAACATGCGGCACTTTAGGCCGTGGCTGGTGAAAGCCGGTCTATCGGAATCGTTCATCGAGGCGAGGTTCGCCGAATTCGGCCAGGGCTATTACTCGATGAGTCCCGCCCTGCGGACGCTGGAGTCTCTGCTCCTCAATGGCTCGTTGCGTCACGGGAACCATCCTGTCTTGACGATGTGCGCTGCGAACGCGGTCGTTAAGTCAGATGAGGCTGGCAACAGAAAGCTCGACAAGAAGAGATCGAGTGGACGGATAGATGGGATGGTCGCGCTGGCAATGGCGGTGAGCGTGGCCGGAGACGCGCTGCACGAACAGCACGTATACGATATTCCGCTCGACCGAATTATGGAGTGAGACAATGGTTAAGGTCGGAACGAAATCGCGCAAGCTGCTAGACCGGGCATTCGCCGAGGTCTTGTACAAGACGCCTCGGATCGTGAAGCGCACGAGGCGCAAGTTTGGCAAAGAGGCGGCTCGTAAGCAGACAATCGCGATTGCATTCAGCAAAGCGCGCAAGGCAGGTGCGCGCCTGCCGAAACCATGATCAAGGATCATTGGCGCCGCATCGCTGCGATTCATTGTCAGGATAGCGACGGGAAGCTAGCCGCCGTGTGGCTGGCGTTCGACGGCGATACCAACGTTGCCCACTTGTACGATTGCGCCGTGTTCGCGAATGAAGTCCCGGCAGTGATTGCCGAGGGCATGAATGCGCGCGGCAGATGGATTCCTGTGGCGTGGGAGGCGCAAGCGAAGCCCGTGATGCAAATGCTGCTCGACCGTGGTGTCAATATGCTTCCCGATCCGTCGGACCCGACGCCTGCGGAGATCGAAGTGGTCTCGCGCGAGATTAGACAGCGCATGCGCACCGGGCAATTCCGCGTCGATAAGAGGCTGGCCGAGTGGCTCGACGAATACAGAGCCTTCTATCGGCAGGATGCGCAGGTTCCGACATCGAGCTATCCGCTGATGAGCGCCACTCGTCTTGCCGTGTCGCAATTGGAATGGGCGCGAGCGCAAATTCCGTTCGGCGCCAGGCGCAACATATTCCCGAAGGTCGCGATAGTCTGATGGCAACGAGAAAACAGCCGAAGCGCCAAACGCCGGAAGAGCGTCTGTTGCAAGCGGTCAATCGGGAATTCGAGAATGCGATGGGCGGACCCTCAGGCACCATCGCGGTCGAACGCGCCAAGGCTTGGAATTACTATCTCTCCAAGCCGCTAGGGAACGAGATTCCCGGCGAGAGCTCGGTTGTGACGGCCGACGTTGCCGAGGTCGTGGACTCTGTGATGCCGTCTCTCCTCAGAATTTTCACGACGGCGGATAATTTGGTGAGCTTCGACCCGGTCGGAGACGAGGACGAAGAGGCGGCGGCGCAGGAATCCGATGCGGTCTCGTATGTGTTCTTCAAGCAGAACGACGCATTCTGGATTCTGTATAGCTGGTTCTTCGACGCGCTCACACAAAAGAACGGCATCGTCAAGGCGTGGTGGGACGAAAGCGAGTCCGTTACGACAGAGAGCTATTGCGGCCTGACAGACGATGAGTTGGCCGCATTACTCGACGACGATGAGCTCGAGATTCTCTCAATAGAGGATCGAGAGGATACCGTCGTAGAGGACGTGCCGAGCGTGATAGGCATGGTGCCGCAAGAGGTGTCGGCAACCGTGCACGACGTGACGTTCCGACGCACGGCGAAAGAGGGTCGCGTCAAGATCGAGGTGATCAAGCCGGAAGATTTCCGCATTTCACCCGATGCCAACGCGCTCGATCCCGGTTGCGCGCGCATGGTCGGGGAAGAGCGAATCGTAACGCGCGATCAACTGATCGCGATGGGATTCGACCGCAAGACCGTCGATGGGCTTGCGGCGTATAAGAGTGCCGACTC